AAGTGCGTGAAGACGTGGGCACCTTGGACCGGCGTGAAGCTATTCAGTGGTGCCGACTGGTACTCGGCGAACACCAAAGACTCCGGGCGGACGGAGCGGACCGAGGCGTCGCCGTCCGAGAGGAAGGCCTTCCACCCCACGCGCCCGGGACGACGGATAAACCGGTAGCTGTCCTGGATGCTGCCGGAGTCAAAGAGCAACTTGCCGACGGCGAAGGTTGCCTGATCGAGGCCGTAGATCTGAACCTGGGCGCTGGTGTCAGTGAGGTCCACGAGGGCCATGTAGTACGTGGAGGGCGCGTATGAGGGGCCGCTCCAGACGTAGTCTGTGACGCCTCCCCAGGACCTCGTGACCACGATGCCGTGCGAGAGTCCCCAGCCAATCTGGAACGAGAGCCAGCTCTGCGAGATGTTGGCCGCGATTTCATCCATCCCGACCATCGAGAGAGACTCAAGTGAGCCGACCCCCTTGCCCTCGAAGTCACCCAGACTGCGGCCCAGCTCAGTTTGGGTGGCGAGGTTCGGCTGCGCCTGACCACTGCTAATTTGGATCTGGGTCATGTTGTTGAGGGCGAGCTGCGTCTGATCTACGCCATCGACATTTCGGAGGTGCAGCTCGAAATAGTTGTTGCTGGTCTGAGAGCCGGTGTTGAAGACGATCGCCCAGGTGCCGTTGACTGGTCTCGGGTCGTCGGTTCCGGGCAGCGAACCGGAGCGCCAGACCGGAGGAAGAGCCATGTTTCCAGGGACCGGACTGGTGTTGCCATCCAGCGGAATGCATTGACGCAGGGCTCCGTTCCAGTTGTCGATGTCCACATCCTTGGGAACCCAGTTGGGATCAACCACACGAAGGGCCTGCAGGTACACGTCTGCAGGGATGTTCTGCGCTGTCGCCGCGATGGTGAAGGTCACGGTTGTGATCGACGTCAGGTCGATGGTGCCGGGTGCGCTGCTGAGGGGCCACTGGGCCCAGTAGTTGACGTTGTCGAGCGTCTGCAAGGTCTGTGTCTTCGAGAACGGAAGGGTCCACGAGTTGCCGCCGCTGTCGGTCAGGGTCAGCGAACATGACCCCAAGGACGCAACTTGCAGTTGAGCCGGGATGTTGATGTTGGGGACCCGAGGGACTGCGAGCACGAGATTGGCGTTCGGCCCGATCTGGGTGAGGTCCATGGGCGCGGTGGTTGAGGACCAGGTGTTCGACCCGGTGAACTCGAAGAAGACGTGTGCCCCCAGGCGGTTGTTGAGTGCGGGCTGCACCCCGAACCCAGCTCCTGCGTTGGTGGATGCGGTCTGCACCCAATTCTCCGGGTTCTTGTAGGCCGAGGGATTGCTCTGCGAGATGCTCTGACCCGGAGTCCCCTGCCATTGATATCCGTAGCGGTCTCCGTCGAAGTACACGACCTGCGTCGAGGATGTCGGGACGATCGAGGCAATCGCCTTGTAGAGGAGGAAGGTCTCGCCCGCCCCTGCCGTGGGGAGGTACACGGCCAGGTATGCATTCGGGGCATTGGCTGTCGGCGTCCAGTTGAGCGAGATCCATCCCGTGTCGCCTGGGTTGGTGAACTGAACGCCCTGGGATTGCTGCCCGGCGCCGCCGTGAATGTCCTCCAGCGTAACCTCGATCGACTGGAAGGCTGCGGTCGCCCCGACAAGGACACTCACGGCGACGTGTTGGCCCTGCTGGACTGGCGATCCGAAGATCAGCGTCGAGCCTAGCTCGATTGAGACACCGACCTGGCTGTTGGTCGCGGGTGTCGGGGCGGTGACGGTGAGGAAGTTGTTGGCCTTGCTGGTGTTGGTGACGACCATCGTGTGCGGCGAGACGGAGATCGCTCCCTGCACAGTACCCGCCCAGATGTTGGGCGCTCCGTTGTTGGGAGCGTGCGAGAAGTCCGGCTCCAGCACCAGGTTGGCGTAGGTTGCCGCCTGCGTCGCGTTGAACGTGCGGACGTCGATGTGACGCTGCGTGTTGAGGCCCCAGGCGTAAGAACCTTGGCCCGGCGTGCGGCCCATGGCGGCGCCGTCGGTGTTCCCCTGGTTGGTCGTGTAGGCAGAGAAGTCGAGTTCCTCGAACTCCTCGACCATGCGGACGTCTTGGCGGGTGCGGATAGCGCTCATTAGTAGGTGTACCAGTTGCCGTCTGCGTCCACGACGAAGTCCTGCACGACGGAGTTGTAGTTGTCCGCCCCGCTCTCGATGTAGAGCGGCGTATCGGAAGCGGCCTCGTAGTTATGGCGCAGGAACTGGATATCGTTCGTTCCGGCGAAGTAGGCACGGTTCTGCTCGAACTGGGCCTGCAGGACTTTGTAGGTGTGGCGGCAGGTCAGGAAGAAGAACATGACCGGCAAGGACTGCTCGAACACGACCGGCTCACGGATCAGGCTGGAGACCGAGGTGTAGTTGATGTTCGGGAAGTTGGGCTGCTCGGACGTGCCTGGCGTCAGCGCTGTCGTGAACGAAGACACGGCCGCTTGGCTGAGTAGCGAGCCGGATGCAAGGATGCTGCCTGTCGGGAGCCGGAACGACTGCATGACCAGGTTGATGTTGGCGAGTGTCGTGGCGTCTACAAGCCCTTCTGCGTCGCTCTGAGTGAAGTACGACCCCAGGTTCGGGATCTGGCTCGAAGAGTCTGAGACGGGCCGAGAGGGGCTCTGAGAGAGGTCGTCGAGGTAGTAGTCGTATGCGAATGTCAGCGCGTCGTTCTGGACGTTGACCTGGGACGCCACGAAGCTCGGCGATTCGAGCTGGGCGATGAAGAAGTCGGCGACCCACGTGGGGAACTTCTTGTACGTCGTGGACTGCTGGAAATTGCCAGGGTTGTAGCTCGCCGCCGGGAGGTTCGTGAACTCGACCTTGATGTATTTGGCAACGACCGGGGCGGGGAAAACGTACTGCTGTCGCTGGGTGCAGGTGTAGACCTGCGGGACTCGGACCCAGAGCTTCTGCTCCCAGTCGCTCTCGGTCATGTTGGCCATGGTGTTCGCGTCGTCTACCGAGTAGTAGACGTTGAAGGCCATGTTGGGAGTGAGCGGGTCCACCAGGATGCCGTCAATCACCACAGTGTCATCGATGAGCTGGTCCTCCAGGAGCTGGACCGAGGCAGAGTGCCCCGCTTGACCCGTCCACTCCCAATTGATCGTGTCTCCGTCGCCGTAGACTGGCGTGGCCTGCGGCTCGAAGCAGACGTTGCTGACCAGGGCGTCGAAGGCTTGTCCGGCGTGGGCCATCAGCGCGTCGATGACCACGACCGCGTAGAGTGCGTTACTAGGGGCCACCCCGCCGACCTTGACGGTCTGGATGCCAGGAGAGGCGTTGCTTGCATTGGCGGCGATGGCCCCGATGAATTGGTTGTTGGCGTCGTACCAGAAGATCCTGATCTCGAACGGACCGCCGGTATCGTTCTCCAGAACATTGACCGTCGCCTGGGCGCTGTAAGCGGCGCCTGCCACGACAGTCAATCCTTGCTGCGGCGTCTGCATTCCAAATCCCGAGGACGAAGAGAGGGAGGTCCCGGTGATGCGGCACGACTGAGCGCCATTTGGCGATGCGGACCAAGTGTTGACCACCTGGAATGCACGAGTTGTGGCGGCCGAGGTGTAAGGGATCCACCAGTAGGGCGCCTGCGACAAGCCGTCGTGCTCGAAGTTTGGGTTGGGGATCTGGTTGATAGCGCCGATGGGCGGCAGGACCGGGGCCGGGCGCACGTCGAAGTAGCGACTGACGACAGCGAACGAAGATGGCTGCGGTGTGCTCATCCATCCGTTCGGCGACGACGAGCTGGCGGTCCCTTGGACCACGCACGAACGGTAGTCGTTGCCAAGGAAGTCGGTCCCGCTATCAGCGGTAAGGCCGAGCACCCGGAAGTTGAGCGAGGCCGAGGTCCCGGCGCCGAGCAGCGGCGTCGTGCCATCGCCTTTGAACGCCTGGCCCTTGGACCCGAGCGGATTGGGCGAGACGTAGTAAAGGTGGCCAACCCCCTGCTGCACCGACCAGGTGACAACGCCGGAATTCTGCACGAGGAATCCCCGGACCCCGTTGACTGTGGCCAGGAAGGGAACTCCCTCGATGAGCTGGGCTGAGATAAGAGTGTTGTTGACCGCGTAGTTGTTTGGGCTCAACGTCTGGACTGGCACACCGATCGCCTGGCCGTTGGCCGAACGTGTGGTTACGCCCAGGCGGAAGAGGGAGGATGCGAGCGCACTCGTGAGCGGAACCGACTCAGAAAGGATCGCGTCGAACCATCCTTGACCATCCTGCGGGCAGCCGATCGCCGTCCCGGTGGCAAGGTTCTGCCACCCCTCGCCGACGATGTAGTGGTCGAGGACGCAATCAAGCGTGGCTGTCTCGGCAAATCCGGTGTCCACGCCGACCATGATCTGGAAGCCAGAGAGGTCAGGGAGTCGCTGCTCAACCGACGTCGAGCCCATCTCGTAATGGGATGGCAGGAAGAAGGTCTGGTAGATGGTCTGGGACCCAAACGTTCCCCGCCAATCGATCGAGCCGGAGGCCGTGGCGTTCTGATCAAGGACGATGCCTGAGTACTGATCGGTGATCATCGTCTATTACTTGACGGCGTTGGGAAGGGCGCCGCCGAGCGAGCTGACGTTGCGCCCCACACGGAGGTTGCGGACTTCCACGCTGTACGGGATCGTGGGCTGCCCGAGCGGTGCGAACACGGTGCCCACTGGCGTACGGGTGAAGCCGATGCGCAGGAATCTTGTGTAGAGGAGGCCGCCGTAGGGATTGCCGAAGTTCAGCTCGATCGTCTGCCAGAGGTTTGTGGCCCCGTGCACGTAGGAGATGGTGGTTGTGTTCGTGGCGCCGGGGGTCAACGTGACCGGCCGGAAGTTGCGCGAGGGAGCCTGGTCCAGCGTGTCGTAGGCCACGTCGATCGAGTAGGGGGACGAGGAGGCCTCGAAGTACAGATAGTTGACCGCTTGGACGGTGCCGAGATCGATCTCCAGGTAGTCGATTCCATCAGTGCGCTCCATGCTGGCCCACATCATGGTCTTGGTCGGCTGCTGCACGCCCGGCAACGAGTAGTAGTCGATCGGATAGATCCCATTGATGATCGACCGGCCAGCGACCGAGGTGATGATCAATGGTTCGGGTTGTGGAGCTAGCGAGTTCATCGGCGAATACTGGGCGTCCGGGTTGGCAAACTGCTGCAAGCCCGGGAGGATTGTCTGCTGGGCCTGCGAGAACGTGCCGATCAGGGTGTCCCAGTAGGGGGCCACGAGAGCCGCCGGGTTGGTGCCGTAGTGGGTGTCTTGCAGAGCGGCTTCGGTGTAGGCCATCACGCTTGCCACGTTGTGGAATCCCTGGTAGTGCTGGGTGTTGTTGTTCAAGGCCCGCGGCGCTTCGTGCTCAGCCCCCGCCTGGATCCAGTGGGTGGAGTCAAGGGCGGGCCACTGGACGGAAGCTCGTCCGGTCACGTACCGCAAGACCTCGACCTGGGAGGCGGCTGTGAAGACTCCGTTGACCTCTTGGCGCACAGTCGTCTGGGCGCCGGGCTGCACAGTGATGAGCGAGGTGAGGGGACGGATCTGGTTGACCGCCAGGCGCATCGCGTACTCGTCGGCCGGAGCGATGGTTGTGGTCTGCCCATCGACGGACCGGCCTGCCGTGGTCTGAACGATGTCGGCGAAGATTGTAAGCGGGCTGTTGTTGACGTCCGCCATCTCCTCGGTTCCACCGCTCCCGGTTTGAGTGATGCCGACGGCGGCGTCGGGCGCCTCGTTCACGACCAGGAGCGGTACCTCTTGGTCCGAGAGCTGTCCGGCGAATTGAATCTGGATCGGCTGGTCAGGCAGCGGTCCTCCGGTGCAGAGCACGTTTCCTGCACCGATGACCGGCAGAGCCTGGAGCGCGTTCTGGACGTCAGCGGCCGAGGCGTTGTAGGCGATCAGTACCGTCTGGGCGGAACCCACCAGGGCGATGAAGTTGCCGGTGCTTGGTGCGAGCGCTGCCTGTCCCGCAAGGGATCCGGCCGACGGCGGGTAGATGAGCGAGATCGAGGAGGCGGGTCCGCTCGTCGAGTAGGCCACCTGGCCAGCCATGGCGAACAGTGTTGCGTGGTTCCATCCCGCCGATGCGGTGTTGAGGTTTGTGGAGTTGGTCGGTAGGTTCGTGAGCGTTACGAACACGCCGGAGGGAAGCTGGTTGATGTTGGCAACCGAGATCAGGCTGGATCCCGCCGTCGTCGAGACCGGCATCGCGTTCCAGTTCATGTCACGCGGGAAGGTCAGCGTGAAGTACCCCTTCTGCGGCTCGCCAGAGATGCTGAGGGTCTGCACGGAACTCTGCGGAGTGAGCTGGCGAGGGATGATGATGACCTCGCGATCCGAGACGGTAGAGCCGAAGTTCGGGAGGCTCAGCGGTGCGTCCGTGTAGCGGTCATAAAGCTGGCGGTAATTCTCGATCACCTCGACCGGACGGTTGAGGCCCGAGCGTGCGGCCAGTGCGATGCCGAGGTGTGTACCACCGGCTCGGGCGCCCTTGAGGAAGTCGATCGCCCGGTTGCGGAAGCTCGCGTCCTGGGCCAAGATCTGGGCTCGTTGAGCAGCCGGTAGCAGCGAAGCGTCCGCGTCCAGGTTGTACGTCTCCTCGGCCAGGCGAGCGAAGGCGAACGCGTTGGAGTAGAGGTTGTCGAGGTCAACCGTGCTAAGCCCGGCTTGCTCGATCTGCAGACGCGCCTCCAGGTACTCCTGCTTGAGCTGGCCGACGCCGACCGGGCCCAGCAAGGCATACATGAAAGTGACGAGGACGGAGTCGATCGCCTTCGTGTAGACGCTGTCTGGGAACCGGTCGAGGTAACTGACGGGGTTCTGGGCGCCCTGTAGCGCTTCAATGAAGAAATTCTGGTTGACAGAACCCGTGATCTGTGGGGCCGCTACGCTACCCATTGGCTATCCAATGCCAGGTCGAACGAACGTGTTCTGGGCCCTCGGCCTGATGATCACACCCGGCACGGTGTCGTTGGCGAGCTGGCCGGTCGGGAGTGAAGGAAGCTCGTTGTCCTGGAGGAAGTAGTCTGAGTTGTACCCGAACGGACTCAGGGTGACCGAGACCGAGCTGAGCGACGGTAGGTACGGGGTGCCGTTGGATGGGTACGTGAGTAGGAATGAAGCGATATTCTGCTTGGTGACGAAGGCGTCGGGTGAGACCGTGATGCCGTGGTAGAGACCCGTGGCTGGCTGGTTGGCCTGGATCGCTGTCTGGATGGTGGCGGCCGTCAAGTTGTCGAACGTGATCGCGGTGGTGGTGAAGTTGACGCTATTGCCCGGATCCACAAACGTCAGCTTGAAGGAGTCGGAGGATCCGAACGCCGAGGTAGGATTACCCAGGGTGGCGTACTGGCCGCCCGGAATGTACAGGCGCTGTGTCTCGACCGATGAGACGGTGCCGCCGACAGTGCGGTCAATTGTCGGGGTGTGCAACGGAACCCCGTTGATGTCGCACTCGATCACCCGGAACTGCGTGGGTGGGTTCGGCAGGTCGTTGGTCCACCGGACGTTGTCCACGCCCGGCACCTGATGGATGACGTCGAGCAGGTCCGAGAGTTGGATCACGGTGCCGAAGAACTGGTTGGTCATGAACGCCTGCACGGCTGTGCCGACCGCCACGTTGACGGTGGCAGGGCTCACGCCCGGCTGGTACATGACCGTGACGTCGAGCTTGAAGTACCGCGGTCGGGACTTATGCGCGAGGACGTCGGTCGCAATCTGACGAGCCTTCTCTAGGGAGGCCTGAAGGACCGTAATGTTGGCGTCGTAGTTGTATCCGTCCACTTCGATCGTGGTGGACGCCGAGAGTGCACCGACCGTGCTGCCGGTGGTGAGATACGGGCTCAGCGAAACGTTCGGGCTGTAGGCCGCCGAACTCGGGTTCAGGGTGGTCGAGTTCGCAGCCGGAGGAGTTTGGCTCCCGGCGTCGGCCCCCTGGTAGCTGCTCCATTCAATGCCGTCGCGAGCCCGGACGCTGCCGCCGATCAAGCTCATGTCGTGCACGAGCCAGTAGTGGGTCCCCAGGTAGTAGTTCTGAGTACCGACGGTAATCGTGGCTGGCAGCGACGTGATTGGGGCGTTCAGCAGCGGCGTGAAGAAGTTGCCGGGGTGCGGTCGCTGGGCAGGCTCTCCGTCGCGACGGAAGTTGTCGAAGTAGGTGGACGAGGAGGGGTTGGTGCTGAAGGTCTGGACGCCGGGCAGGAAGACGCATGAGGTCTCGGTCGGGTTAGCCCCGTCCACGTAGATGTCCACGGCGTTGTAGATGTTGCGCTGGATGCTGTTGCGCGAGGCCGCCGACAGGTAGCTGTACTCCACCAGGAGGATGCCCCCAGGCGTGGCTGACTGGAGACCCGTTGGCGCCGATCCGCTGGACGGGTTGTAGACGTTCAGGAAGGTCCAGTTGGGGACCAGGGTGTTGGGTAGCACAACCTGACCACCGGACAGGTACTGACGGTAGGTGTCTCCGACAAGGGTTGGCGGGTAGTTGAAGATGAAGTCCACGCCGGGGCGGTAGAAGTACTGGGCGATCCCCTGCTGGCCGTTGGACACGAATGGGTTGATGCCCGTGTAGATGTCCCGGGCGTAGGGGATTGCCGACGGGGCCGTGGTCCATTGAGACTGAAGGCCGCCCGTATTGGTGAGCGGGACTACGACTCCGTTGGGAAGCGTGGCGCCGTTGGCGTACTGGACGCCTCCGTTGAACCCCGCGTCGTCCACCTCGGGGACCTGGACGTACTCCTGGTAGGAGGAGACGGGCCCGATGACGTTGGCCTTGGTCGTGTAGGTGGTCGAGACGGCCAGGGCGAGGTACTGGTCCTCGGTGCCCGCGAGGTTGCGGAAGACGGTGTTCTTGAAGCGGACCTTGTAGGAGTTGTCGTCCTCGGCGTTTGCCCCGTTGGTGATCGGGTTGGCGTTGGTGACGGCCGTGACTCCAGAGGGGATGTTCTGGCCGACAAGCTGGGTCAGAGCCGCGGCTTGGGCGTTACCTTGAGTACCGACGACCGTGCACTGGACGGGGACGGCGCCCGACTCCGTCTGACCCTGGGCGATCGTTCCACCAGCCGTGGTGATGTACTGGAGCTGCTGACCGTTGGCTGTGGTCTGGTTCGACTGGATCGTGGCTCCTGCCGGGACCTGGATGTTGGCGGGGGCCGCCGTGTTGCGCTCGAAGGTCACGTAGCCAGTCGCCGCGACGGCTGCTTGACGGGCGAAACCGAAGAGGGCCGTGAATCGATCGAGGCCCGACCCGTACTTGGAGTCTACGTCTAGGCCGCCTGCGAGGCCCGTGAGGTCCACCTGGTTCTCTGCCAGGGCCTGAGCCACGGTGTCGATGATCTTCCGCTCAGGAGTCCCCACAAGCGCCGAGACGCTAGGGTCCAGGACCCTGAGCTGGGCGATCATCTGGGTGGCGAAGTCGTTGGCGGTCAGCGTAGCCATGATCAGTTCCCGGTACTCATCGGCACGGCGATCGGCTGATCACCGATGCCGGTCTGGATGTTTGCCTGAACGAGGAGTTGGTTCTGGACCCCTTGAGCGGTCACGCTCTCCACCGAAAGCAGGACCTCGTCAGCCGTCAGCGTGCTCTTGCCGTAGGTGGCGACGTCCGCTTGGTAGCGTGCGACTTGCTGCGCCTGATAGCCCTTGGCGATGCGGTTGATCTCCGCCTGGACGAAGGCTGAGGCGGCGGCGTTGTTGGGCGAACCGATGATGCCGGGTGCGTAGGTCCCGTCTGGCATGATGCCGCCGTCGATCGTGGATCCGTAGGACGGATGCATCGGATCGTTGCCCATCGGTTCCAGGATGGCGCAGGTCATGTCCTGGACCAGCTTGGCGCCGCCGGTGACCGTGGCCATGCCATTCCCCGAGAGGGCGAGGTCCCCGTTGGTGATCAGAAGCGACCAGCTCATCTTCTATTACCGCTCGGATCCCCTTTAGGTCTTCGGAGCATCTTCGACGGTCAGCACCTCGGCGTCCTCGTCGTAGCTCACAACGACGACCGGATGGCCGTCGAATGTCGTGCGGAAGCCGGGCTCCGTTATATAGTGCGGAACGACCTGCTTTCGCACCGGGATCTCGTGACGCCCATTGTCAAGGTGACGTGGCGTCATGTCCCGTTGGATGTCGAATGGAGCTGCGTCGGTCAAAGTGTCCTCCTCAGGTCTTGACGAACCAGTTGACAACGGCAAAGGGGTGCATGGTGTTGTGAGCCTGTGTGGCGTCTACCGCGGCTTGCGTCGAGATAGACAGGGCAGGTACGGATAGCGAGGGCACCGAATGCGTGTGGTTGACGGTGACACCGCTCGTCTGACCGAGAGCGGTGTCAGTGCCGCCGCTCGACAGGACCAATCCGATGTTCGTCACTGGCCCGTTCTGAGCGATGAAGTTCGTGTAGCCGCTACCAGGGACGTGGGTGTGGTCGGCCGAGATGAAGCCTGTGGTGCCGGTGCCGGTGCTGCCGGTACCCGTTGAGCCACCGTGGTTGTGCGACGGCATCCCGGACTGTGCGGACGTGTTCACATGGTTTTCTTCGCCGCCGGTCTGTCCAAGCGATCGTGCCGTGAGACCGGCGCCCGTCCCGGCGCCGACCGGCGAGCGTCCCCGTAGATCAGGTACGTGGAAGACGGCGCCCGAGCCACCGTAAATGTAGCCGATGGCGTTGTGTAGACTGGCATAATCGGTCGTCGAGTATCCGGCTCCGTCGCACAAGAGGCAGCCTGCACGCACGAGCGCTGCGCTGACGATCAGGTCGCCCGGCTGATAGACGGAGGTCTGGTCGATGGCAAAGGTGGTGGGAGTGCCGTCGTTTAGGTCGCCCGTGACCCAGACCTGTCCGGTGGGTGCGTTGATGATCGCATCGCCCGGGTTGACCGAGCTGATCAGGCCCGAGGCCGCGGGGCTATCGAGGTACCAGGTCTGGTTCTCTTGACGAACGACCCAGGTCTCGCCAGCGATCGGCCAGCGCCAGGCCACATCGGTGCTGACGACGAAGACCCGTCGGATGTCTCCCTTGATGTTGGCTTCAATCACGCCGGACATTGGATCTGACGTGACGATCATGCAAGTGAAGCGGGGGACGTAGTTGGCGCCGGGCATCAGAAGACTCCGAGGATCCCTTGAACGACCTCGTCAACCGACTTGGCGACGGCGTTGGCTGCACCGTGGGCGGCTCCCGTGACCGTGGTGGCCGTGGTCTGGGCGTTCCTCTTCTTGGACTTGCCGGTGGTCTTGTTGAGTGCAGCGGCCTGGCGCACCGGTTCGACGAGAGCTTGCACCATATTAGGCGGCAGATCGGGGTTAGAAACGCCTGCCATGGCGGCCGGGGCGCTGAGTACGGCGCTGGTTGTGAACCCTGCCTCGGCGTAGTCCCACGAGTGTGTGACCGAGTTGATGTACATCTGCAGGCCGTGGTTCGGGAACGCGACCTTGCCGCCGGGGAACAGTTCGGGCATGAAGGTCATCGAGAACGGGGTCTGGAATTGGTTGGACCAGGCCAACATGAAGCCCTGGTAGGCGAGGAACATCTCGTACAGGGATGAGCGCACCATCGGATAGTTGGCGACGTTGGGCCGAGCCCCATACCGCTTGACGAACTCGATCGCCTCTGCCTGAGACATGACGCTGGTCATACCCTTGGTGTCAGTGTTGATCCCGAGGGCATCCGACGACAAGAAGGCGTTGAAGACCGTGATCGTGCCCGCCGAGAAGAGCATGTTGATGAGCTGGTTGTCCACCGGGTAGGTGTTGTCGCCAACGGCATATTGGTGGGTGACAAGCGGGGCGTCGCTG